TCTATTGCCATGATCAATAATAATATCTCCCTCCACACAAAACTGTAATAACTCATTGAGTGTGTCCTCTACGGTTTCTGCTGGTACAACCATCATGAAAATACCAGGAACCTTTCCTGTCATTTCTGTTCCTTGGTGAACTACTTGAACAAGGCTTTCCAGAGAAGTGGTACATCCACTGATATAACCCTTTTCAAATTGTTCTTGAGCTTTTGCATAGTTGTTTCTATATCCGTGTACTTCATGTCCTGCTGCAATCATACGGCGAGACATTCCCTCACCCATACGACCCAATCCAATCATTCCTACTTTCATTTGTCTTTTAATAAAGTTTCTACTTGTTTACGAGCACTAGACATTTTGTGTTTTTCGCGCTCTGTATGTTTGTATCCATGTTTGCCAGTTACAATAAAATGTCCCTGACACATCATAGCTATACCAAAAAAGAATAGGGCAATTACCCCCATCCATTCTATAACGTGATTTTCAGCCATGGGAAGAGTGGATCTATAACTCCAATAAGTCGAAGCAAACCTTCAGCAAAAAGTGCAAGAACAACCCAGCCAACACACATTGAAATAATTGAAGCATTACGATTGTGTTTTCGTATAGCATCATCAATCATCTCCTGTACATCAGCTTTAGTTAGTCGTTCAGGTGGTTCGACTGGACCACCTTGCCAAATCCAATCCTTTTTCATTTGATCATCTCCATTGCATTATGTAATTCTCTTGAGTGATCTAACTCATCATTTAAAATTTCAAGGATCTTGTCATCATGTCCATTTAAAGCAAGATACTTTGCATAAGTTTCTGCAGCATGAATTTCTATTTCATAAGACAAGTGGTATGCAGTCCTAGGAGCCACCCAGTAATAAACCACATTGACCCAATAATAGATAAGGACGAGGTGTTTGGCAACAAAGCGATCGATCCAATAAGCATTACCGCCCCGACTTTCCATATATTCCAGATGCTCTGTTTCATTGATAGATTGTGCAAAGTGCTCTTTCATCAAGTATACATGTTCTGGTCCACGAAGTCCCATAGATTCCCTTAAATGTAACACACTCAGGAATGCAAAATAAGGTGCCCGAGCAATTTCCTCAAGCACCCAGAATCGTTGGAAATCACGACCACGATAAAGGTAATCCAACACAGTAACAGTAAAAGTTAAAGTTACTGCATTAATCTTCTGCATCAGGTCCATACCAGAAATCCTCCCAGTCTGATTCGTCCGCTTCATAAATCGGACATGGTTCTTCCATCAAAACATCATTTTTCATTCGACGTATAGCCTCCATAATTTTTTGTATCTCAGTATCTATATTCATTTATAATATCCAATACGTCGTTAAGAACTGCATGTGCCTTTAGTTTAGCATAATTATCCCATTCTGATTTATAATCACCTTGAGATAAATCGTTTTTTAATTTAAGTACTCTTGCATAGATATCTATTTTTTTCATTTCTCCTGTTGGCATAGTGAAAAAATATATCTGTAGATATTTATTCCTAAACATTCGATTTTTAAAAAATGTCTTGATATCTAAATAGAAAGAGGTCCGTATTTTTTTCCAAACCATGAACAGAGCATTACTTGCTTTTGGAATGATTTTGATGACATCATCTGCAGTACAAGCAGGTGGTTTAGTATCTAAACACTCTTCCAGTGTTCAACTTACCGTGGATGCTGCAAGAACACAGGCAACCAGAATTGGTTCTACCTTCAGCATAAGTGGTTCAAATATTGATACCACGGATGGAAGCACTGCAAACACAGTTTCCGCTGGTACTATTACCTCTGGTGTATATTCTCCAGGAACTATTGCAGCAACCCAAGATACTCCTGGGGCAGCATTTAGTTTTAGCCAATCTTATACTCAAGGCGATGCAGTCCCAACTAGTGCTGCGACTGTAGGTACAGTGCCCAACTTTTCTAACACCACTTCATACGCTGCAGGTGCTGCTGGAGATCTTGCTGGAACTGTCACCTCTGCTGGAGTCCTTACAATCACCGCAGGTGGAGCTGGAACCAGTGGAATAGGTCAATTTGTTAGCGAGATCACCGTTATCGACTGAGTATAAATATGTCTAGATTACAGGAAGCGATCGGTCTCGGATTGGTTCTTGGCGTAATACATGGTTTGGTGCAACCTGGACACACAGTGCCAGTTGTGCCAAATTTTACACAAGGCTCAATGACCAGCCATACAGAGACCACACAAAAAATTACAGAAACCATAAACTCTATGGATTACAACACTGGTTATCAGTACTCAGCTACTGGTAGTGGTGTTACGGCTAATGGCAACCTTTCCCCAGGGACAGGTACAAACAATGTAACTATTGATGGAGTGACATCGACATGGACAGGAGTACAAAACAAACCCACGTTCACACAAACAACACCAGGAGCAGCGTTTCAATTTACAGAAACGTATTCAGGACCTGGGCTAAGCAACCAAACGATTATTCAAAGAACCACAGAAATTCAAAGCGTCACAGACACTACCTCAATCTTCTCGCAATAGGTGTTACCAGTGTATTTTTCCCGTCTCAAGCACTGGCTAATGTTGGCGGTGTTAGCGCAACAGCTGCTCCTGTTGCTAATTCTAGTGGTTCTGTTACAAATCAGGCGATACAAGTATTACAAGGCCCATACATCACTAACACATACGGAGGGGGAATTCAGTGTCAAGGACCCACTAGAAATTTCACCCCTTACGTAACAGGTAGTGGTTCTTTCACAAGACCATATGAAGCATACTATGACTCTCCTGTATATGATATGAGAGATATTGACGAGGATGGCGCTCCCGATAATCCAGGCGATATTCTCTATCAAGTTCCCACAAGAACAGGACAGAAAGATAATTATAATCTTGGTATTGGTTTCTCCATGACATGGAGCACACCACTTGATAAAGAGTTACAAGAACAATGTAAACAAGCAGCACGAACTCAGATTGAACTAAACCAACAGTTAGTTGCTAATAAAAGACTCGACTTCGAGATCGCTCGTCTTAAAAATTGTGGCGATTTAATGTTAAAAGGAATTCGCTTTCATCCCAAGTCACCATATTATTCTGTGTGTGCTGATGTCGTAGTTAATAATCCACCAGGACATACTCACCCACACGTACACGCTATTCCTTCCGAACCTTCTGTCTTGGAAACACCGATCGAAGTTCCCGCACAGCGCGGTTCATCTGACGCTGCTCAGCTCGGCGCTCCCCTGAGCTCTTCGTTGGGAGAGTCTTACCCCTTATCGCGGCAACCTTCTTCACCACTTTCTTCACAGCAGGTTTCACCGCTTTTAACAAAAGATCAGCAAGAGGTTTTGCAAGCAGTGCCGAAGTAGTTGCAATAACAGCAACACCTCCCACCTGAACTACTTGTCCGCCACTAGGAAGTCCCGCTACTATCTGTTGAGGTAGCGGGACTTTTTCTGTTAACTGGACACAAGTCTTGTCGATGAGTTTGTAACCAGTGACAACCTCTCTAAACCCATTGACATATGTTCCTACAGGTTCTTGTGCTTTCTGTACTTTAGTAGGACATTCTATCTTTACTGTCTTAGGTGGAGGTGGTTTTACTTCTGGTGTCTTAGGAACTTCTGGAGTCTCTGGTGTCTGTGTCTTAGGGACAGGAGCAGGACTCGTCATAATCATCTGTTCAGGTTCAAACTGAATAGGATTATAACTAGGGATGCCAGCGTCACAATACGTAACCAGTCCTCTTTCGTCATCAGACTTGATTTCGTTGTTTTTGGCGTTGTTCGTTTCATGTGCTTCTACACATCCAGGAATGTCTACAACAGGAACACCGATATCAACAGTTATTGGTGGTGCAGTGGGAATCGATGGTGGTATATATCGATATGTTTTAATATCATCAACACGAATATCTTTGATATCAATACTCGCACCAGTAATAATAGGAATATCCATTAGCAATCAGTAAACGCACTACCTACTTCGGATCCTATTTCAGATCCTGCTTGTTGACCTAACAATAAAGCCCAACCACCAGCTAACCAACCAATATATGGAATACTGGAGACAGCAGGGACAACAACACCAGCAGCAATTGCACTACCTGCCATTGCACCTTGTGACCGTGCTCCAGCGTCCGCCGCTATACACTCGGCGCTTTGAGCATTCATCTTTCCCACTTCACCTGTTGCACCTCCCATATTTCTAACACCTTCCATAGTGTATTGATCTCTACGATATTCACTACGAGTCTCAGATCCTCCGCCAAAGAGTCCTTTCTTTTCACGATCAAGATCTAATGAACTACTGGACTCTAAGACTTTGGGATCATTTGCACGGTATTCGATAGTATAACCATCTTTACCGGCTTCAATTTTATACGATGAGTAAGGACCACGAGGAAGATTAATTGTAGGAACTGTCGGGGGTTCCGCTTTCCTGTCAATCAGATAACCCAGAAGACCTAAGTGTGAGATAGCGAATAATGCACCAGCAGTGGTGATAATTATTTTCCATCCAGATGGTTTCTTTGTTTCTGTAGAATCTTCGTTTTCGTGGTTGTATAAACTCATGGTAGTTTAGGGATAGCAGGTCCAGTAACTTCTGGCACCTTTGGAATAGCTGAATCTAAAAGACCAGGAAGAGATCTAGTAACACCTTCGGTAATAACCTCAGTTAAACGTTCTCTAGCTCTTTCCTGCCATGCTTCTTGATTCACAATAACATAAACACTCCCACCGATAACTGCCAATGAGGTCAGTCCCGATAGAAGTGCAATAACATTAATTACTTTTTGCATTTTAATTTACTCAACGTGTACAGTACCAATCATACCAGCGCCCTTATGTGGACCACACCAGTATGTATAGTCACCTGCAGTAGGAAAAGCAACATCAAACTCTTCACCAGGCATCATTGCTAATGCTTCATGTGAAAGTTCTGGATGATCTTCTACTACAACATTATGTGGTGGTAACATATTATTTACAAAATGAACTGATTCACCAGCAGAAATAGTAACTTCTGCAGGATCAAACACTAGATTACCACTGGAACCCATTTGAACATCAACTGCCCATGCAGGACCAGCAACAAAAATTGTGAGAATTAGAACGATTGCACTAAGAAATTTTTTCATCTTTCTTTTCTTCAGATTTTTCTTCTTTTTTCTTAGCAGGCACAACGCCAAAAGTAGCTAGCGTACCTGTAAAGACAGAGGCAATAAACGTTGGATCGATATTTTTTTGAGGAATACCAGGAACAGTTACATAATTAAGAGTCAGTATTGCTGCTGACCACCCAAGAATAATAACACGCACCAGGGTAGAAACCCCTTCATCAGCCCATTCAAATTTATTTTCCTTTTTGGTTTCCTCTTTCTTCTTTGGATTAGACTCCATTGATAAGAAACGAGGCGTTCTATTTATCTTCAAATAGTTCAATAAAGTATTCAGCATCAACAACTACCAATGGTTTTTTGTGATTTTTTTTCATAACAACAATTGGTTCATACTTACCACAATTAGCTTTAGCTTGTTCGTAAGCTTCCCACACATTTAGTTTCTCCACATTCTTACACTCAATACTATGTGGAAACCTTTCTCGAGCAGCACGTGCCATAATTAAATCTTCACCACCAGCTCCCATAGATCTAGACTCTACGTCTTCTGGATGAATATCTAATCTTTCAATTAATTGTTGTCTAACCCACTTCTGCAGATTTCTTCCCTTAGCTTTTGCACTCTGAGGTTTCATATTATAGTCTTAAGTATAAGCTATATATTTCCCTTTCAACCCTGGCAGAGTTATTTTACTGAGATATTAGATACTTGTCAATCCCTTTGTCTCCAGTCATCAGATTTTTCTTGTCTAAACCAGTCAACAATTTCATCAGCTCCACTAAACCCTTTTCTGTGATTGGATGGATCTGGATCGCCCAAGTCCATCCTATTCATAAAATCGTCTAAGCCACCTTCAGGCGCGTCTGGAAGCGTCGATTGTCTTCTAGCCATACGCAACATTGATTCTGCTGATCTATTCGCTTTAGCTAGTTTCTGAGCCCAGATCATGTCGCTTATCTGAACCTCTTCATTATTAGCAATCCGTTTGCAGATATATTCCATCCGCAAACGATACTCTGTTGACAACATAAACTTATACCTTACCACCTTTATTTAGATACAAAAAAAGGGAGTCTTACGACTCCCTAATCCCACGGATCTGGTATTTCCATTTTATTGCTTGTAATTGGAATGCTTCTGACAGACTGGTTGGACCTAGATTTAATAGAGTCCACTGTTTGTCTGTTAACAGAGGGTCTGCTATTGCGCGGGCCCTCCAACCACTCCCAAAATCTTTGGTCATAACTGGAAATTAGCGAACGTATCTTTCTTAACATCCTGTTTAATACCTCCAATAACATAAGATTCAATCTCAGTTTCTTGAGGAGCGTTCTGCATCATCTTGGAGTTCAACCAATGTTCTGTCCAAGGTAGAGGATTATTCTTTGCAGGGATATCATAAATTGGATTTAGACCAACAGCTTTCATGCGACGATTAGCAATCCACTCAACATAAGAATCAAGTAGTTTTGCATTCAGACCAATCATAGATCCATCCTTGAACAGATACTCTGCCCATTCCTTCTCTTCGTCTACGCAAGATCTAAACATCTGATATACATTTTCTTCCTCTTCCTGCATAATCTCTAACATCTCAGGATCATCACCATTCGCCCAATTCTTAAGAATGTTCTGAGTAATTACTAGGTGTTGACTTTCATCACGAGCAATCAAAGAAATAATCTTTGCAGATCCTTCCATGAGTTTGAGTTCACCAAAAGCAAATGTACATGCAAATGAAACATAGAAACGAATACCCTCAAGGATATTTACATTTACAACTGCACGATATAGTTTACGTTTGAGTTCTTTTGCCTCCCATCTTGCTGTAGGAGAATCTTTAAAGTCCGTCTTCCACATATTACCAGTGTCATATTGATGAGCCATTGCAATCAACTCATCATATGCTTTAGTTACAGTTTCTGCACGACTTAGAATCTTTTTGTCGTCTAGAATAGTATCAAATACTTCTGAAGGATCAGAGTAAACATTCTTAATGATGTATGTGTAAGAACGACTATGGATCATTTCCATAGTTTCCCAGATAGTCATACAAGCTTCAAGTTCAGGTAGTGAGCAGTATGGCATAAAAGCCATCCCAGGACCACGCCCTTGTACAGAATCCAGCATGATCTGGTATTTAAGATTGCTGGTAAAAATGTGCTTCTGTTCTGGGCGTAGTGTCTGATAGTCCGCACGATCTTTCTGTAGTGATACTTCTTCTGGTCTCCAAAAATATCCTAACTGTTGTTGTGTCAACTTATCAAAGATAGGATACTTGTAAGTGTCATATCTTTGGACTCCTAAAGGAGCCCCAAAGAACATTGGTTGTTTCTTAAGATCAGTTTTATTTGAATTAAAAACTGTCATCCCTTCGATTGATTTTTTTGTTTCTTTGATGAACTCCATTTAGTTTCTCCTTAAATTGTGCAACTTTCGCAGTCTTCTGCTCCTTCTATTTCCTTCAACAGTTGACCAATTAATTGATCATCTTTTGTTTCGGGTTCATCTAAGTCTTTCTTTGCGTCATATGTATTTTGGTAGTAAGAGGTTTTCCATCCATACTTATATGTGTTGAGTAAGTCTTGTGCCATCACAGATACTGGCACTTCATTATCAGAATAGTTTTCTGGGTTATAACTCCAGTTTCCACTGATAGCTTGATCAAAGAACTTCTGCATCACAGATACAATTTTAACATATCCCTCATTAGATTTCATGTCCCAGAGAAGAGTGTAATTATTCTTGAGACTACCGTACTGAGGAACGATCTGTTTGAGCGGTCCCTTTTTGCTTTTTTTAACGGACAAAAAGGCTCTAGGTGGTTCGATTCCATTTGTTGCGTTTGACACAACGGAACTGCTCTCTGATGGCATCTGAGCGGACA